TAGTGCAGCTTCCATTCCTGATACTTCCATATCATTTCCACCACTATCATTTCCTGATCCACCACCTCCACCTGACATATTTTTTCCTTATATAATTATTGCAATAATTAAAATAACAACAGCAATTGCTAATGCTTTTTTATGTTCTTTTACAAAATGTGGTATATGTTCTTTTATTTTCATTATAATAGTCCTCCTAATAATCCACCAAGTCCACCGATAGCTCCACCCATTGCAGCTCCACCAGGGCCACCCATCATATAACCCATAGATGCTCCTGACATAGCTCCACCTGCAGCCATACCTAATTTATTAGGGGCTGGTGCTTGGCTTGTGTTTTGTTGAGTTGGCAATCCAAAAGCAATCGGTGCTACAGTATTATAGTACTGAGCTAATGATTGTTGTGGTGCCATGTTTTGTTGTCTTGTAATATCTTCTAAAGCTCCACCTACTGCTGTTAAACTAGGTACGCCTTGTGCTGTAGATAGTTGTCTTTGTCTTTCTTGATTGTAAGTTTGAAATGCGTAAGGTGCCATTTTATCTGCAACTTGTCCAACTACTTGGCTTTGCATCATTGGAGATCCAGGTGTTCTACCTGCTCCACTAAATTGTCCTGCAACACTAGAATATATATCATTACCAGCTTGAGCAATCATTGGAGATAAAAATGGATTGCTATACTGACCTTGTATAGTATCTAATATTTGTTGATTTGCAGCACCTGCAATAGTTTCTTGTGCACCCAAACCTTGTAAAGTTTGTTGTGATGGTGCTACGTAACCTGCCCCTTGTGGGCCTTGTCCGTATATAGTACCTGCTTCAGATAAAATCTGATTAAGTCCTGGTTCTGCTGCTGAATAAGGTTGTACTGCTGTGCTTGTAGTAGTAGTTCCTCCTCCTCCTCCTGATGACATATTTAGTTCTCCTTTTTCTTTTCTAATAATATATGACTTTCTTTATAACCAAATGGTTTTAAAATTTTCTTCCAACCTGGTCTTGCAACCAACTCTAATAAATCACACTTGTTTTGCCATGCAAATTCTTCAATATGTTTTATTAAATGTTGCCATTTTTCACGATGCTTACCAGTCATAATTCTAATATTAAGACATCGCTGTAATGGTCTTGTTATTATTTCTGTTACTACTGTACCAAAATACTTTTCTTTACTATCTTGATCCCATAAAATCCATAACTGCATTTTTTCTTCTAGGATCCATTTTTTAATGTGGTCTGCCAAAGCATATCCATTAGATCTTGCTAATGCGTCTGCTATATCTTTGACTACTATATGCCAGACTTCTTCAATGTGTTTTGTTGGTACTTGCACCAAATTCATTATGTACTTTTTTCGTCAAATATTTCTAATATGCTTATGATTCCTGCTATGTAATTTGCAGAAGCAGCTTTTAATTTTAATGTATCTGCAGACTCTAAAACAATAGTTCCTTTAGCTAAATTTTCAACAGTTTTTGATGCTAAAGCTATATGAGCTATTTCATGTTCTGCATTAGAATCTGATGCATCTGTACTAAATGCTTCAACTTCAATATTTCCACTATGAATATTAGTAACTTGTATAGTTTTAACTATAGCTGTTCTATTTGTAGGACAAGTATATACAGTTGTCTTATTTGTACTTGTCAAATCAAACATAGCGTTTTTATAAAGATTAGCCATAATTATTTTATACCATTTTATTATTAAAGTATCAACTCTGTTAAATTGTTATTTAAACTGTTTTCCAGTTACCCAAGAAACTAAAGAATTTCTTTCTCCTTTAGTTATAGGTTTAACTTCATGTAAAATATAAGATGGAAATAATATTAATGTTCCTTGTTCTTTTTTCATTTCTGTACCTTTTTCATCTTCATATAAAAATAATTCTCCACCTTTATATTCTTTAGGATCGGTTAATTGTATAGATAAAGATAATTTTCTAATAACATTATCTAATGCTCTATCAATATGTTTTCCATATTTATCTGATTGTGCTTTATAGTTTGTAAATTGTAATCCTTCATTTAAACCAAAAATATTAAATTGAAAAAACCTATCGTTAAGATTTAAAACAATATCTGTAATTTTTCTAAATACCCATTCTAAATCGTCAGTAGCATATAACCAACAAATTTTACTTTGTCTAATGTCTGATTTACCTTTAGTTGTTCCTTTAATTAAACCTTTGTTTTTTGCAATTTTAATTATTTTTTCACATTCTTCTTTGGTAAATGTTTTTTCCCAATAAGCATAACTATTAACTTTATCTAAATAAAAATTCCAAGACGGATTGTTAATTTTTGTCAAACTATTAAATATTAATTTGTTTTAATTTCCCAATTTAAAATAGATTCATTCCAAGTATATTTTTTGCCATCATCTGGCATATCAACTGGTGCGTTCCAAAGACAAGTATCTTCGTTTAATATCCAACTGTTAAAAGGTTTTTTAGTAATAAAAGCATCTCTATCTTCATCATAAGTCATACCTATTCCTGCATGATTTTTTCTTAATGGTGTGCCACCATTATTATGAACTCCACCATGAGTATTATAAGAAGTCTGTTTCCAAATAGACCAACCAGTTAATTTAGTTAAAAAATCTATTCCAATAGCTTCTTGTTCAACACCATTACTGTCATGTAAAACTTCATTCACTACTGATTGAACTTCTATTACTTTATTGTTTAATCCTATTTTTGCAAAACTAGCCATTATACTGTGTAACTCCCACTTCCGTTAAATTGTAATATTTTGTCACTTCCAGATGTTGAAACTGTAGGTGAGCCAGTTGTAGTTCCTGTATATGAAGCTGTTGGTATACTTAAAATAATTACACCTTTTCCTCCAGCACCTCCTACATTACTACCTCTTGATCCACTACCACCACTACCAGTATTTGCTGTTCCTGCACCACCAGCAGGGACACCCCAAGCATCCGTACCACCTCCACCAGAACCACCAACTGCACCAGAATTAGTATAATTTGCACCACCTCCACCTCCTGCTCTTGTAACAGAAGAACCAGTTATTGAAGAAGCTGTACCAGCACCACCATTACCAGATTTTGAGGTTGTACTATTTTGACCAACTGCACCAGAACCACCTCCTCCAGCTGCACCATATGAAGGCGCACCAGAACCACCATTACCACCATTATTACCTTGACTTGGAGATGTGCTTGGAGTGTTACCAGATCCAGCAGTACCACCACTACCACCTTCTCCTCCTCCTCCTCCTCCAGAGCCACCAGAAATACCAGCCCTGTAATCGCTACCACCACCTCCACCACCAGCAGAAGTAATTGTTGTTAAACCTGAGCCAGAAATTGATGAATTTGATCCACTTGAACCATTTGCATTAACAGCACCACCATTACCACCATCTCCTACTGTTACTGTAATTTCAGATCCAGAAGCTATTGTTTGAGTTGATGTTCTATAACCTCCAGCACCACCACCTCCACCAGCAGCAGAATGACCAGCACCATCTGATCCACTACCACCACCACCACCTCCAGCGATAACTAAAAAATCTATTTCATAAGGTGCTACATAAAAAGGATTTGCTGCTTCTCTTGATGCAGTAGGTACTGTCCAACCAGTTGTTGCATCTGAATAAGCTAATTTAATACCTTGTCTGTTAATAGCTAAAGATTTATTATCAGTAGAACCTTCTATTTTTTCTGAACCATTACTTGCAAGTGTTACATTGTTTGTGGCAAATGTCCCAGCATAATCTACTATTTCAATAATATCTCCAAGAGAGCCTGCTGGAAGTGTAACAGTAAATGCAGCACTTGTTGTGTTACAAAAATATCCTTCTCCTGCTGCTGCAGTAAAACCAGAAGTTTTAACTGATTGCCATTCTGTTCCACCTGATGCTGGATCACTCCAAGCTATATCTGTTCCATCAGATGTTAATACTGTACCAGCACCACCTTTAGTTAAAATTGCTGTAGCTGCACTAGAATTACCATAAATAATACTTCCTCTACTTACTGCGTCTAATTTATTTAATTCTGTTGCAGTTGAAGTTACTACTACATCTTCATTTATTTTAGGACTTGTTAAAGTTTTGTTTGTAAGTGTATCTGTTGAAACTAAAGACACTAATGTTGAACTAGCACCAGCAGGTAATAACATAGTGTTAGTTACAGTTGCAGAATGAGGTTGTGATTTAATAGTTTGACCATGTGAATTACTTTCACAGTTTAATTGAATAGCACCAGGATTAGTATTACCTCTAACAGTTACATGACCAGTACCTTTTGCTAATAAATCTAAATCAACATTAGTTTCACCAGTTGCTGATAATCTTGGTGCATTGCCTGATGATGCGTTTGCAATTGTAAATTCATTAACTGCTGAACCAGTAGCAGTTAATAAAGCTAATTCATTTCCATTAGTATCTAAAATAGAAGTACCAATTTTAGGAGCAGTTATAGTTTTGTTTGTTAAAGTTTGTGTACCAGTAAGTGTAGCAACTGTTGAGTCTATTGATATAGTTCCAGCTGATGTAATTGTTCCACCATCTATCCCTGTACCAGTAGCAATTGAAGTTACTGTTCCTGAGTTTGCTGGGGTTATTACTGTATAAGTAATTGCTGTAGAGCCAACTGATCCTGTACTATTAGTAGTACATAAAAATATTTTATTATCATTTACTGATCCTTGATTAACAACAATCATACCACCAGAAAGTTCGGCAATAGTGTCATGCTCTGGATCTCTTGATGCTGCACCAGCTCCATTTGCTACTGCAATATATAAACCATTTTGAGATGCTGTACTTTGATTTTTTAATAAAACTCTATCTCCAGCAACTAAAGTAACACCATCTATTGCATCACCAGCTTCTAAAGCATTTGATATATTTACATTTGCTGTTGAAGCACACTCTGCAATAATTCTAGTTCTTAATCCAGCAACTGCTTGGTCAACATAAGATTTTGTAGATGCGTCTGAATTACTTGATGGCTCACCTAATCCTGTAATTGATCCACCAGTTAATGAAACATTGTCTGATGCTTGTGTAGCAATTGTTCCTAGTCCTAAAGAAGTTCTAGCAGTAGAACCACTTTCAGCTACCCAAGTTGATCCATTACCGACAATTAAATTACCATTTGTTTTTGCTAAATTACCAATAGCTGTTAAGTTAGCATTAGAAGCACCTTTTGCATCTATTTGATCTTGAATACTTGAACTTACTCCATCTAAATATCCTAGTTCAGTTGATGTAACAGCACTAACAGATACATCTCCACTACCATCAGATACTAAAGCTCTAGCAGTTGTAAGATTTTCTAATTTAGATAAAGAAATTGCAGCAGAAGCATTTATATCTGCATCAACAATTGCACCATTTGCAATCTTAGCAGAGGTAATTGCTGAGTCAGGAATCTTAGAAGTTGTAATTTGATCGTCAGCTATGTGTTGAGAATCAATACTTGCGTCAACATAATGTTCTGAATCTATTGCGTCATCAGCAATCTTTGCTCCAGTAACTGAATCTGCTGCTAAATGGGCGTTGTCTATACTACCATCAACATATTGATCGGAGTCCACAGAATTAGTTGTCATTTTAGCAACTGTAATTTGTGAGTCTGCAATTTTAGCAGTTGTAACTGCTGCATCTACTATATTAGCTGTTGCAATACTTGCTATAGGAATAGATTTATTTGTGTTAGCTAGAGCTCCAATAAATACGCTAGTAATAGCTTCACTAGATAAAGATCCTGAATCCCAAGATACTGTAACTGTTGTATTTGTAGAAAATGCTACTGCTGTAATTGATCCGTAAATAGTACCTGGTGTACTTGCAACAACTTTAACTCTACGTCCAACATGATAAATAGCTGTTACGTTTACTCCATCAATTCTAAAACTTGTTCCTGATACGTAAGTAGGTGTATAAGCACCTGCTCCATCTCCATATTCAATCCATTCAGCATTATTATAATGCTGCCTAATATCTGCCATAACGCTTCTAAAAGCATTGTTTATATTTGAAGGCAACATTCCTTCTGCAACTGAAACTGAATTGGTTCCTGTATTTGTATTGTTTGCTGATGTTGTATCGTATTTACCTAAAAATGTTCCTGCCATAATTTATCCTTACTCCATAAACCAAATGAAAGCTTTATCGCTTTCACTGTTATTTTTATTTACTAATGTATTAATTGCTTCTTCAATTTGTCTTTGAAAAAATTCTTGTGTCTCCATAGAATATCTAACATTATCTATGTCTGTTGAATCACTCATTATCTATATCCTGCTTTTGATGCAACAAGATCTATTCCTTGTGCGTGTTTAAATGATGTACCTGAAGCTATTTTTACATTAGATCTTATATATCTACCTGATTGTCTAACAGGATTAATACCACTTGCTACCATAGAAGATGAACTAGATTCTGTTTCTGTGTCTGCTAATCTTTCTCTAGTTTTAACAGTAACTGTTGCTTCTGCATCTACTATTGGTCTAACTCCTTGAATGTTTGTTCTAGCTCCTGGAAAACCTTCTATCTCTGCTGTTTCTATTTCACATTCATTTGAGTTTCCTGAAAAGATTGCAGCTTTAAAATCTCCATCTATTGCACCTAAAAACATTTGTCCACCATCCCAATAATCTGTATCTAAAGCAGCGTTAATATCTTCAAGGTTTTCAGATATAATATCCATTAATTCTACTGTATAAGCTCCTACAAATTGTGAAAATATTTGACTAGCATTTGTTTTAGCTAAAGACCATTTTTGTGTAGCATAGTTATATATAATTATTCTATCACAAGTACCTGTTGTATTAGAAGTATTATTTACACTTGGGTACAACCACATAGCTAATGTATTAAAAGGATCTGTTGCTGCTACTATTCTATCAGCATATGCTTTATTTAAATCAGCATCAAAAAATCTATTAACTTTTTCTACTCCAATACCTACTACATTATCACCTTGTATTTCATAGAATCCGTCATCAGCATAAAAGAATACACGTCTATTATCTTGACATACTGTCTTTCCAAAAATAGCTCCTCTGTTTGGAGATATAACTGACAGTCTAAATACTGTTGCTCCACCAACATAGTCCATACGAACTATTTGATTTTGTCTAAATATATAACCTACTTCTCCAGAAGTTATAGCTACAATTTTACCACCTGATCCTGGAAGATCTTGAGAGTCTGATTGTTTACCTGACCATACTGTTATGTCATTAATACCAGACCATTGAATTCTGTTTGTTGCTCCACTAATATTACCTGTAACTAAGAAATCCCTAATAACTCCAGAGACTCTAAACAAAGGACACGTTCCTGCTGTTTGAATTGATGTAAGATTAGCAAAGTTAGTTGATGTTCCCATTAAATAAAATTGAGCTGCATCTACTCCATTACTTGCAATTACGTATTCACCAAACTGTGTAAATGTCCAATAGTCATCATCATCTCCTGTTAAACTTCCTTTACGAGAAGTAAAAGATCCTGATGCTAATTGATATATATCTGTTTTAGTTGCTACAAAATTAAATACAGCATTAGAGTTATCTCTAAATGAACCTGAACCATGTGCATCTTTACCAGTTGTTGATGTACCTGAATATGATACTAATGATGGAAATCTTTTATAAGATCCCAAAGCATGGTAAACATTAGTTGCTACGTTGGCCCCTTTCATACCATGTGCTGGTTGATCAGGCATCCATTCTCCAAAAGGTATTTGCATTATCTATTCCTATAAAATGATAAGTCGGTTTGTATATCTGTTCTTTGTTGAACAGGAGCTCCACCATATGAATCTTGTTTATCGTTATTTTCGCATCTTTCTAAAGCAGATATATACATTTGTAACCATTGTTGAACTTGGTTAGGATCTATACCACCTAAGAAGTTTGCTGCATGGTATAAAGAACCATACAAATATATTCCAGGATGATTAGCTAATATGTAATTAGATGTAGCTGTATCGCTTAGTGCTGTAAATCTTTTATAATATGATAAGTAACCAGTATAAGCTGTGTCTGGTGCAGGGCCAAATCTTAAAGATTCTGCTGCGTCATCACTTTCAATTGTATAAACTCTAGGTCTAGCAGTTGTAGATCCTGCTTTAATCTCAAACATATTGTGAGGTGTAATATACTTAAGTGCAAACTTAGTACCAGCAGACAATATATAAAATGATCTTACTCCTATAAAACCAGTAGGAACAGTTTCTGTTTCAGAGTCTATTGTAATAGCATCTATTTGTTCCATTTGTCTTATTCTTAACTTAGCATTAAAATCAGCTTCAGCTAATCCAATGAAATCGTCAATTTGATTTGTTAAGTCAGATCTATTAAGC